CGAAAAAGAAGTCGGTCTATGCGTCGCGCGGCGTCTTGCGGATGGGGGGAGGAAGATAACGCATGGCCTCCCCAGATGATTACCGCCGCGCGGCCGGTGGCCGACGCAGCTATGCGCCAGCGCGGACAGCCGCCAGCGCGAACCTGTCCGGCCCGATCGTCGCTTATGATGGCTATGATCTGAGCGATCCGCGCCTGCTGGAGATGATGCGTGGTTCGGGCGGGCGCACAGGCGTTGCCGGGGTCGCCGTCAACGAGAAGCTGGCACTGCGCAACAGCACATTCTACCGCGCCCTGTCGCTGATTTCCGGGTCCATGGGCATGTTGCCGCTGCATCTGATGCGCCGGACCAAGGATGGTCTGATCGAAAAGGCGCGCGATCATCCGCTGTTCAAGGTGCTGCACCGCCGCCCGAACGACTTTCAGACCGCCAGTCAGTTCAAAAGCTACATGCAGACCTGCGCGCTGCTGGACGGAAATGCCTATGCGCTGATCGTCCGGTCGCGCGGTGCGGTGCGCCAGTTGATACCGCTGCCCCGCCGCCGCGTGCGGCCGGTGCTGTCCGAAACCTTCGACCTGAGCTTCCGCTACGAGCGAGAAAAGGGCGGCCCGGTCACGCTGGCGAAAGAGGACGTGTTTCACTTTCGCGGCCCGATCTCTCTCGACGGCATCACCGGCGTGTCGCTGCTGGACATCGCCGCCGACACGCTGGGGCTGGCGCACCGCGCGGTGCAGACGGTTGGGCGGGTTCTGGACAAGGGTACCATGGCGCGCGGCGCGCTCGAAACCGACCAGTCGCTGGGTGACGAGGCAATCAAGAACCTGCGCGATAGTCTGCGCAACAATTTTTCCGGCGCCGATGCCGACGAAGATTATCTGATCCTGGAAGAGGGCCTGAAGGTCAAAGTGCTGTCGGGAACGGCGAAAGACAACATGCTGGTGGAACTGCGCAAGCAGGAGGCGGAGGAAGTTTCCCGCTTCACCGGCGCGCCCAGGCCGCTCCTGATGTTCGATGAAACCAGCTGGGGCACGGGCATCAATCAGTTGGGCCTGTTCTTCGTCACATACTGCCTGCTGCAATGGTTCGTCATCTGGGAAGAGGCTGTCTGGCTATGCCTGCTGACCCCGGCCGAGCAGGATACGATGTATGCGAAATACAATGACGGCGCGCTGCTGCGCGGCTCGCTGAAAGAGCAGGCTGAGTTCCTCAAGGCGGCGCTGGGACCGAACGCCGCGTTCCTGACCCCCAACGAGGCCCGCGAATATATGGACCGCAACCCGATCCCCGGCGGTGAGGACTTGCCCCGCGCGGGGACAACGGCGGCCAACATCGCCAAAGAGGAAAAAGACGATGCAGCGTAATGGCCTGCGGTCGGTTCGCGCCGAGCGCCCCCCGATCATGCCTGACCTTGCCCAGCACGGCGACTGGACGTTCGAGACGCAGGCGCTTGACGCCAGCTTCGCCAATTTCGAGATAAAGGCGCTGGCGTCCAGTCAGCCGACCATTTCGATCTTCGACCGGATCGGCGCTGACTGGGAAGGCAACGGCGTCACGGCGGCGCGTATCGCCGCGGCGCTGCGCCAGATCGGCGACAAGCCTGTCATCGCCGAAATCAATTCGCCAGGCGGCAACTATTTTGAGGGCGTCGCCATCTACAACCTGTTCCGCCGCCACACGCAGGCGGTCAATGTTCAGGTGCTGGGCATCGCCGCTTCCGCCGCCTCGATCATCGCCATGGCAGGCGATACCGTCGCCATCGCCCACAACGCAGAAATCATGATCCATCAGGCCCAGGGCGTATTCTTCGGCAATGCCGACGACATGGAAGATGCGATCGCGACCCTGCGCAAGCTGGATAACGCCATGGCCGAAACCTATGCGGCGCGGACCGGCAAGAGCATCGATGAACTGATCGCCATGATGAAGGCTGAAACCTATATCGGCGGCCAGGACGCGGTCGACGCGGGTTTCGCCGACGAGGTCATGCAGCGTGAGGCACAGATGCCCGTCTACGCCAAGGCGGACGAATTTCCGAGCGACAAGGCGTCGCTCGACAAACTTCTCGCGACGAAGGGGATGCCGCGCGGCGCGCGTCGTGACCTTTATCGCGCGATAGGGACCGGTACGCCCCGCGCTGCCGATCCTGACCCTGCCACGCACAACGCTGGCGATGAACCGGAGGCAGGCTTTGCCCGCCTTCTTGAGGCCATGTCGGCCTAAACCCCACAAAGGAAAAGCACCCATGTTCATGCAGAACACCGTGCGGACGGCAGGTCCGCGCGCCCGGGGTCTCATCGCCGTGCGCGCCGAGGCTCCGCCCACCATTGACGCCCTCGCCCGTGGCTTTGAGGCGTTCAAGGAAACCCATACCCGCCAGCTCGAAGAGGTGAAGAAGGGCATCGCCGATGTCGTCACCGCCGAGCAGCTTGAAAAGATCAATGCTGCGCTGACGGAACTCCAGACGGCGGTCGATGACCAAGCGAAAATCCAAGCTGCCGCGAAGCTGGGCAATGGCGCTGTCATTGGCGATATTCAGGGCGATCCCGAATATACCACCGCCTTCAAGGCGCACATGCGCAAGGGGGAGAAGGCACCGGCGGACATTCAGGCCGCCATGTCGAAGGGCACCGACGCCGACGGCGGCTATCTGGCTCCGATCGAATGGGATCGCACCATCGGCGAAAAGCTGAAGCGCATCAGCCCCATGCGTCAGGAATCGCGCGTCATCACGATCAGCGTCGCCGGTTTCAAGAAGTATTTTGGCGATCGTAACGTCGGGTCCGGCTGGGTCGGTGAAACCGCCTCGCGCCCTGCGACCGCGACCCCGCAGATCGGGACTGTCGATTTCACGCCCGGCGAACTCTACGCCAATCCCGCCATCACCCAGCAGCTGCTGGACGATGACGCGGTTGATCTGGAGCAGTGGCTGGGCAGCGAAGTCGACACCGAGTTCAACCGGCAGGAGGGCATCGCCTTTCTTTCGGGCGACGGCGTCAACAAGCCTTATGGCGTGCTGACCTATGTCACTGGCGCCGCGAACGCTGCCCGCCACCCCTATGGTGCGATCAAGGCCCTGGGTTCGCAGGCTGCTGCCGCATTCACCGGCGATGGCCTGCTGGACGTCATGTATGATCTGCCCAGCGAGTTTGCGGCCAACGCCAAATGGCACATGAACCGCCTCTCGATCGGCACTGCGCGCAAATTGAAGGATGGTCAGGGAAATTATCTCTGGCAGCCTTCGTATGCGTCGGGTCAGCCGCAGACGCTGGCCGGGGCGCCGGTGGTCGAATATCCCGATATGCCGCTCGTTGCGGCGGGCAACATTGCGGCACTGTTCGGCGACATGGAGGCCACCTATCTGGTGGTCGACCGAATCGGCATCCGCATCCTGCGTGATCCCTACACCAACAAACCATTCGTGCATTTCTACACGACCAAGCGCGTTGGCGGCGGCGTTCACAATCCCGAGCCGATGCGCGCCGTGAAAATCCAGGTCGCGCCGACCGTTCCTTAAAATCAATCCTCCGGGGCGGCGCGCGCTGCCCCGGTTGATCGAAGCGACGCCGCGCGCGCCGTTTCGGTCAGCTTTTGGAGAATGAACATGACCGTCAAGAAGACTGACGCGGATAAGCCCGTCGAAAGCCCCACCGACAAGCCCGCGGACATCGCACCGGCCACCACCATCGATCCATCGGGCGCCCCCGTCCAGATCGTGCCCGACGTCGACATGGATCATCCAGCCGTGGACGCAAACCCGCGATCGAACACCACGGAAAACCAGAACCGTATCGACTTCAACGACCCGTCGCTGGACGGTCGCGAAGCGGTTGAAAAGAACCTCGCCGACCAGGCGAAGGACTGAACGGAAGGATCTGGCGCATGGCTATTCCCGTCACATTGGATGATGCCAAGCGCCAGCTCCGGCTCGAGTTGGATGACGCCAGTCAGGACGTTGAAATCGCGGGCTTCATCGCCGACGCCGTCGACTGGGTCGAAAAATACACCGGCCATATTCTCGCTGCGCGCGACGTCACCGAATCGTTTCGCGGGTTCCGCCCGGTCGCGTTACGCGCCTGGCCTGTCGCGGCGGATGCGGTTGCAGGTGTCGCTTATACCAACGCCGATGGTGTCGCTGTCGCTATCCCCGGCGCGCGCATCGATCTCAGTCAGGGCCGCGCGCGCATCGCGCCCGGCACCGGCGCATTCTGGCCCTTCATCGACAGCCAGCAGGCTTTCACGGTTACCATCCGCGCCGGTTATGAGGATGACGACGCCGTGCCGGGAAATCTGCGCCGGGCGATGCTGGTGCTGATCGGCGCCTATGATGCTGACCGCGAGGGCGGCGAAGTCTTCGAGAAAGCGGAGACATCTGCGCGCAAGCTCTGTGCCGGCTTCCGTCCGAGGTCCGTATGAAAAAAGGGCCGATGAAGGATCGCATAGAGATCCAGAGATTTACCGAGACAGGCCGTGATACGCTAAACCAACCGATTAAAGGCTGGTCGCGCTTGACCATGTCATGGGCGCAGGTTTTCTATGGCACAGGTGGCGAGCAGCGGTCGGCCGCGCAAGCTGATGCTACACAGGTTGCATCATTCGAAGTTCCTTCCACAGTAAAAACACGCTCGGTATCGGTCGGCGATCGCATCCTTTTCGCGGGCGGCACATGGGATATCCGGTCAACTGCCCCAATTGGCCGCGCGGGTGTCAAGATTAACGCCATTCGT